TCCACGAAATTCCGCGCATTCGCTCGTGCCACAATGTGCGTCTGCCATCCCAAGAAAACTTTGTAGTGAATGACATAGGCTTCACAATTGAAACTGGCGAAACCAATTATCAGCAGCAAGTTGTTGTCCCAATATTTTTTATAGCGCAAGATGGGGATTATCTTGTTACCGATGGCGACTTTATTTTCTTCCAAACACAAGATGGCAGTTTTCTTGAAACACAAAATGGTGATGATCTTAGTTCCCAGCAAGCCGCGCCCGGTGGTGATTATCTTATTTCACAGCAATCAGAAATACTTTATCAAACACCCGTTGTGGATCTCACCATGTCCTATGATGGCGGTGCAACGTTTGGCAATGCTTTCCGCTATACACTCCCGGCCATTGGGGACAGGAGAAACCGCCTCATGTGGTGGCAGTGTGGTTGGGGCAATGATGTGGTGACGCAGTTTAAGTTCTGGGGTATCGGGCGCTTTGTAGTAACGGATGGCTTGATGCATATCAGGCAATAGAAGAGGAGCATGTCATGCCAACAGCAAAACTACCACAATCTATTTTCCCGGACTATCCGCATGAAGCAGTTGCGATTACTCAAGGCAAGTTCACATCTCCTTGGGCGTTGTCACTGCAAAGCTTGTATCAAGCTCTACAACGCAACTTCAAAAACGAAGGCATCCTGTTTCCGCCGTTGACAGCTGCGCAGATTGCAACGATACAGGCGATCTACACGTCATATATTGGATTGCCGCTGCCTGCAAATATTCCTGATATCAGCGGCCAGACGGTGTTTGATTCAACGAATCGTGTTCCAAAACAGTTTATAATAACCTATTCCGGGACGAACGTTGCCACCGCACGCTGGTGGACGTTTACACTGACTTAACATTGTGAAAAGGACTTCACTATGAATTCAAGAACTTTTGGATTGGCAAGCGGCCTTGGCGGTATTGGTGCAGGCTTGATGGGTATGGGCGGAGGGAACAATCCGTCTGATGCGGCCACACCCTACTTAGACCAAATGCCGGGCGCGCTCCAACAATATTATCAGCCCTATATGCAAGCGGGTTCACAGGCATTGGGTGGTGTACAAAATCAGTACAATGACCTGATGAACAACCCCGGTGGGCAGCTAAATGCCATTGGCGGTCAGTTCCACCAATCCCCTGGTTTCCAGTTCGCCCTGCAGCAAGCGCTCCAATCCACCAACCACATGAATGCGGCAGCTGGCATGGCTGGCACGCCGCAACATGAACAACAGAATATGCAGATGGCGACCAACTTGGGAAACCAGGATTACTACAACTGGCTGGGACATGCGCAGGGCATGTTTAATACTGGCGTATCCGGTCTACAGGATATTAGTCACATGGGTTTACAAGCCAGCACCAGCATGGCAGATCAAATTGCCCAGATGCTGGCGCAAAAAGCGGCGTATGGCTATCAAGGCCAAGCGGCGCAAAACCAATCGCAAGGCAGCGCGTTTGGGAATATCTTGGGTGGTGTTGGTAGCTTGGCTGCATTCTTCGGAGGATAAAATGCCATTTACTTTTTATAGTCCGCCTTCCTTAACGGCAGAACAGGCAAGCCCCTATGGCAATCTAGTGCAAAATGCGCTGGGGACATATAGTGCTGCGATCAAAGCGCGGTATCAACCCATGATATCGCTAGCAGAGGCTTCCTCCAAGCTCGCCTATGCAAATCTCATGGGGCCACAGTTTTTGGCAAAGTTGATGGGCCATTCTGATATTTTGGCAAATATGACCGACGAACAAAAAGCGGAAGGCATGAGAAAATTGTATGCTGCTGGCACCGGACAAGGCACCGGGTTTGGTTTTTTAAACCCGCAAGCTGTCAGTACGGCATTAGGTGGGACACAACAGCCACAACAGCAAGAGCCACAACAGCAAGAGCAGGAGCAACCACAACAACCAGAACAACAGCAGCCAGAGCAGCAACAATCTCAGTCTTCCGACGATCAGCGGCCAATCCATGCGACTGTGAATGATGACGAAACGCCCTATACCGGCAATGTACCTATTGACTATGACAAGAATGGCTATCCCATCTATGCAAAGGGCGCTACACCACCTGCCGCCGCTGCAACCACTCCTGCGCAAGGCCCCGCAGCAACCGCCGCCCAACAACCTGGTGGAAAAGACTATGCGGAAGAAACTAAAGCCGCCGATGCTTGGCTAGGCAGCAAAGAAGCTGCTGACCAAGCAAAAAAGGATGGCTACATTTCTTTTCCTGACAGAGACAAATTAATGGCGTGGTATAAAGCTCAGCAGCAAAAAGCTGGTGCAGCACCTGTTGCCGCACAACCTGCAGCCGCACAACCTGTTGCCGCACCAGCCCAACAAGCCGCGCCTGATACGCCGCCACCACCAGAATCGGCAGCAGATTTTCCTTCACAACCAAAAAAAGACTTCGCCCAAAATGCGGCTGACTATGCAGGCCGTAAAAAAGAAGGCGAAGCTATGGGTGAACAGCGTGTAAAAGATATGAGCGCTTTGAATGATAATGTTTTCGCAGCTAATACAGACCTTACTACCTTGGGTGAGATCAGTAAGATTTTAGCTTCCTCTCAATTTGAACAAATCCGCCAAGTACCAGCAGCTGGCCATCATGAACTTGCCTACTATGCTAAATTTGGAACACCAGAACAAAAAGATATGGTGGGCCGATACTATGCACTTACAGGCCAAGTTGTTAAGGATTCCTCCCGTGATTTTCCAGGGCAATTTCGAACCGGAGAACAGAAATTGCTAGAAGGTATGAAACCTTCCCCTGGTGACACCGTTGATGTAGCGCGCGGCAAGACAGAAGCCCTAATGCAATTAAGGACGATGGTACGGGATCGTGCGAAACTTATTTCAGGTTATATGGAAAAATTCCATGTCAGCAAAGGGAGCGCTGAAACAATAGCCGACCAGCAAGTTCAGGGCGATAAAATACGTGACGCCATCGTTGATAAAGTTTATCCACCAGTGCAGATCCGCAGTAAAAAAACGGGAGAAGTGAGAACAGTTCCAAGATCACAAGCAAAAAAATTGGGAGTGAGAATTAATGGCTGATGAATCTGAATGGGAAGCTGTACCACAAGCCGCTCCCGCTCCCGCAGGCGCAACCGCTGTGCCCGGTGGTGCTCCTGCTGATGAATCTGAATGGGAAGCTGTTCCCGCGGCTGCTTCTGGCGCTCCTGCTGCATCTGGGAATAATAGCGATTGGCTACAAGTGCTAGCGTCAAACCCTCATGAAACATTAAAACAGTCTGTGTTGAAGTCGCCTTTTCGAGCAACTGAAGATGTTTTGAAAGGCGCTTGGGGATTAGTGAAGAATATTCCGAAATACTATGAGCAAGCCAAAACCGAAATTCCAGGTATATATACAACGATGCGTGATCATCCAGCGCATCTTGGCGTACAAATGGCGGCGGGGCTGGAAGATTTTATCAACAAGGCAGCGCAAACTCCTTTGCAAGCTGCAAAGTATGGTGCAAACCGTTTGAATCTCTTGCCGCAGGGTGTGCCCAATACAATTGAAAAAATCACTCCAGAAGATACTACCGGGGCTATTAAAGATGTCTTTGGTGAACCAAAATATCCCGGTGAAAAACTGTTGCGTGGCATGGTGGCTAATATACCCGGCATTGAAGTGGGCAGTAATCTGGCCGCTCCCTTAAACCCAATGAACTTTGCCACAACCAATCGGGGCTTAGCACAAAATCTTATTCGTGGACATGATGTACTTGAAAACAAAGCAGTGAAGGGGTTTAACCAAGTTGCCACCCAATTCACCAAACGCGGATTGCCCCCTGTTCCTGTTGCGCCAAACTTGATAAGTAATCTCGAACAATATTTTCCAAAGACAGAACAAAGCGCTACGTTGTTAAATAACGCGATGACAGGAGATTATAAAGCTCTGCGGAAAGTCCAGTCACAACTTTATACGGGTGCTAAAAAGAATCTGCAATCACAAGTTGAAACAGAGCGTATGCGCGGCCATGAAATGCTGGAACACCGTGAAAAAATTAATGATGCAATTTCAAATCATTTAACGAATCTTGGGCAAGATGACCTTAATTCTATTTTGAATAAATCACGCGCCAATTTCAAGCAGCTGAAGCAAACTTATTATAACCCACATCTCCCGAGCGCGATTGGTAGTTTACTGGATAAAGATGTGCAAAGAATCCCCAAGAATATGGGTGACATCTTGAACGAGGATTCCAAGCCCATGCAGAATTTGGTCAATTTTCATCCAGGATTATCGGAAAAAATTCGCGGCCACTTGTTACGCAGAGACTTAACCAATTTGGGGTTAAAATATGGTATTCCCCTTTCCGCCGGAGCATTGGGCACGTATGAGGCCATGAAGCACCTCGTTCCAGGGGATAAAGAAGAATAATGTAGTATAATTTTGTTGCGGCATGGATGCTGCAACAGCTTTTGAAAGATGGCGCGAAGAACGCGCAAATAGGAGCCAAGGATGGCTATCAACCCAGCGCTATTGGTTAGCGCCGCTATGATGCAAGACTATTTTGTGGACAATGCCACCGGTCTTGCTATGTCAGATGGCGTCATCACAATGTACCAAGATGACAGCCGCACCACGCTGAAGAACTGGTACTATCAAACCGGCATCCCCGGCAATTACACCTATTTGCCGCTGGATAATCCGCTCACGCTATCCGCCGTAGGGACGATCAGTGATCCGTCCGGCAATGACACAATCCCCTTCTACTATCCCTATTCGGAAATCGATAGCTCGGTCGTCCAAGCCTATTATGTCACCGTGGTGGATAGTAACGGCCAAGCTCAGTTCACCCGGCAAAATTTTCCGGGATCTAATTTGGGATCTGGCGGCGGGGGCGTTACCGGCACCAATACCGAAGAAAACTACATCATCAACAATGTGTACTGGCGCAATATTGGAAGCGCAACCCTCACCAACACCCAAAACCAGATTGTCGCACCCAGCCAACATGATGGGTATTTGAACAATGCAGGCACCCAGGATGGCAATAGCGACATCCGGTTTTTGAAAAACATCAATGGTGCTGTGGATAACATATCCTTTATCCCGATGACACAAACCTTGCAGATGGACATTACACCCGAAACCCAACTGTCCATGACCTGTAGCACGCCGCTGTCTGCTGGCGAAACAGAAAAATGTATTCAATACCCGGTATCGCTGCATCTTGCAACGCTGTCCAATGGCATTAACGCAACAACGCCCGTTGTGGCAACCATTGTTTTCCATGCGCAGAATATTACGGGGAATGCGAACGGTATATTAGAAATTTATCTGTATCAGTTCTATGGTACTGGTGCGCCAACGCAGCCTTTTCCTGTTTTGCTTTACACGGCTAACCTGACCAACACCTATCAGCGTTTTGCATTCACCTTTCCGCTCCCAGCAGCGCCTGCCTCCACAAGTCTTGGCGGTGGTGGAGATGACGCGCTTTTTGTCCAAGTGGGTTATCCCTTAAACAAAAGCTTTGGGATCAACCATACCAAACCACAGTTCTATCTTTCCACCACACCGCCCACCAACAACTTTGCTACCTATGACCAGATCGAGGCGATTATCAATTCCCCGCGCACAGGAGATCTTCGCGCTTCGCTAAACCCCTTCGCGCCCTTTGGGTGGGTGGGGATGGACAATGGCAGCATTGGTTCGCCCACATCAAACGCTTCCATGCCCGATCAAAATACCTGGCCGCTTTATTGGCTGCTGTGGAATGGAGTGGGGGTTTCATGGGCACCCATGGTGGATGGGTTGGCTTATGGAATAAACGCGATAACAGACTGGAATGCCGGGCGCGGCATCAGGCTCACCGACATGCTTTCCAATGTCATCACCGGTGCAAACGTTGGCGCTGGCGAAGTTTCAGGATCATTTCTCACAGCAGCAGTACAAACCGGTTCGCCCATTGTGCTGACTTTTGCATTCTACAACATGTTCATGAAGGTATAACACCATGCCAACCAAATTAAATTTCGCCCGTGACGTGCAAGGCTACAACGCAGAAGCACCACCGTTTTCCACCAATACCTATTCGGCAACCCTGGCCGCAGGAACTGCCAGCAGCATCACGATTCCAGGGGATGTTCCGGTTTGGTATATGACCGTGAAAGTTCAACCAACCGGCTGGGTTTGGATTTCCCGCACAGCAGCCGCTAGCGTTCCGGCGGGCGGCACATTTGCCGCAAATTCTGCGGAAATGGCACCCGGCACACTCGAATTTCGTCGCACGGTTTATATGGGAGATGTGATTAGCTTTCTTTCGCCAAACACCACAGCGGATGTGGAAGTATCTTTGTTTGCGGTGGGCTATTCGTAACTTAAAAATGGGTGGCATAAAGCCGCTAAGACAAAAAGGATTTTGTCATGACCAATGTAATGTTTACCCAACTGCCGACCGTTGCAGCTGCTAATCCTGCTGATATTATCTGCGCGGTGCAAGGTGGTGTGTCGGTACAGGAAACCTTGCAACAAGTTGCTTCGCTCTTTTTGTCGAGCACTATTTTAACCCATACCGGTAATCCCAACGGCAATGTTGCGGGTACAACGTTCCAGCTACTATGGGACACGACCGATGATATCTTGTGGGTGGCAACCACAACGGGCACTCCCACAACAACAATCTGGACTCAAACCTCAGTCCCTCCCTCTGGCAGCGGCGCAACTGGCACCTGGTCGATCAACATTTCGGGGAATGCGGCAACAGCAACCACTGCGACAACAGCAGGCAGCGCCACCACCGCAGCCAATCTCTCTGGCCTGACTGCTTTGACGCTCTATGGGAATCCTACCGGTGTGACGGCTACAGGGCAGGATATCACCCTTGGCACAGGCTTAAAGTTCACTGGCGACACCCTGGTTCCAGCCATTATCACCGCCTATGTAGTCGGCCCACAGGGCAACTACACCACTATCCAATCGGCTATCAATGCGGCGGTGGCAGCTGGGGCTTCTGCAACAAACCTTGCTCTCGTCTTGGTGGCAGCTGGCATCTACAACGAAAATCTCACCCTCGCATCTTTTGTCACGTTGGCCAATGCAGGGGGGATTGCAAAGAACAGCGTGATCGTGAATGGCAATGCCACCTACACCCCGACGGGTACAGCACAAACTTTCACCAGTTCTGGAATAGCTTGGCGTACCCCAACTAGCGGCGGCGTAGCTTTCTCTGTGCTTGGAACTGGCACTTGCACCGTCACCAAGGATGGGGGGTTATACAACGGTATCTATGGCACCGCGTTTGCCTGCAGCAATCCCAATGCCACGATCATTATTACCGTCACCGATTTCTACGCCAGCACCGGTCAATCGATTTTGAATATCTCAGCTGGCAGCTTCACCAGTATTGCCGGGAATATGCACGCGACTGACACCTCATCGCTCATCTCTGGAACGGCGGTGGTATCGCTCATCAATGGCTATATTGGGGACAGCTATACCCTGTCTGGGACGGCAACCTTTACCGTGTCAGCCGCAGTTTGCGTATCGCCCAGCACCTTGGCGTTCTTGACGCTTGGAACTGGCACTTTTGGCTATGTGCTAGAATGCACCATCAACTGCAATTCGGCGTCTGGCTATTGGGTGAGTGGAACGGGCGTTATCGAATATGGCGCGCTGGTCACAACCTTGGGCGGCTCAACGCTGATCAATCCTACATTGACGATCAATGGACAAGTTTTGTCCACTGGGAACCTGTCATTCAACGGCGGGACAACGGCGATCTCGGCCAATGGGCAGCTCATTATCGGCAATGGCACAACCGGCATTCCGGCCATCCATACGCTGACCGCTGGTACTGGGATAACTGTCACCAATGGGCCTGGGACAATCACAATTGCTTCCACCAGCTTGCCAACAACACTGCCCTCCGGTGATATTTTTGTGGGCAATGGCTCCAATGTTGCCACAGCAGTTGCCATGTCAGGGGATGCAACGCTCGCCAATACGGGGGCTATCACCGTTGGCTCTATTGGCGGAAAAGCAGTTGCACTGGGAGGCACGTTTACCACGTCCGGTGCTTTTAATGTCACCCAAACCTACACCGGGGCGACTTCTGTCACCTTTCCAACCTCGGGTACCCTGGCAACCACAGCACAATTGCCAACACTGCCGCTTTCAATGGCCAATGGCGGGACGGGAGCAGCCCTGGTGCCGGCTGTGGGTTCTATTCCGGTATCAGGGGCGTCTGCCATGGCGCTCTTGCCGGTAGGCACAAATGGACAGATTTTGAACTTGCAATCCGGGACACCGGCTTGGTCAACAGCGACCTATCCCAACACAGCAGTGGCAGGGGAGTTTATTCTTGGCAGTGCTTCCAATGTCTTTAGTAATAGCCCATACACGCTGCCAATCACAACACTGTCCGCCAATAGTGTGCTGTTTGCCTCCACGGCAACAGCGGTTGGACAAATTGCGAGCGCCAACAATAGTGTCTTGGCAACCAGCGGGACTGGGGTTCCGGCTTTCACACTGGCACTCCCCTCTGCAGTACAAGTGGCTGTTGGAAGTTTGAATAGTGGGGCAAGTGCGTCTTCCGCAACCTTCTGGCGCGGTGATGGCACTTGGGCTTCTCCTGCGGGTTCTGGCACCGTGAATGCAGGGACAGCCGGGGCGATTGCTTATTATGCAACCTCCACCAATGCGGTTAGCACCACTGCCGCCGGAACAGCCGGGAATACCCTGCTGTCTGGTGGTTCGGGAACACCCACTTGGTCAACACTGCCTCCTATCACCAAATGCAACGCGGTATCCTTTGTCGCGGGAGCTGGCACCTACACCTATACTCCTTCCACCGGCACACAGTATGTCTGGTTCCGAATGGTGGCATCAGGCGGCGGTGGCGCTGGGGTTGCGGGTGGTGCAAGCCAAGGGGCGGTTGGCTCAGGAGGTGGGTATGGCGGATTTGCTGAAACGCTGATTCCTGTTGCAACCGTTTTGGGAGGCGGGACAACCGCGCAAATTGTGATCGGCGCGCTTGGCACAGGCGGGGCAGCGGGTGCTAATCCTGGTGGAACAGGTGGCACTTGCACGATCAAGGCCAATGGCGGATCGGGTGCAACACTTCTGCAATGCACGGGTGGTGTGGGTGGAACGGCTTCTGGCACGGGGGCTGGCAATGATATGATAGCTGGTTCTGCGGGAGGCATTGGGACGCTTGGTAATCAAGTCAATGGCAATGGCGCACCTTCTGCTGCGGGTATCCAGATAGCAGTTTCCTATGCGATTGGCAGTAATGGTGCTAGTGGGCCATATGGTGCAGGCGGCATTGGGAGTGCGACCTTTGGGACTGGGTTGAATGGCGCTGCAGGACTTGGTTTTGGGAGTGGTGGTGGAGGGGCTGCGGTAATTGGTAATGCTAACCAGTCTGGCGGCAATGCAGCTCCCGGCGCTGTTTGGATTCATGAGTATATTTCGATATAATGTTGCGCGCAGCGCTGCTGTTTTGGGGCCGCAGTTGGCCATCCTGGCCGGTGCTTTCGCACCCTGCGGCTGTTCTTTTTATCTGGTTTTGGACTTTTTGTCCAGCCTTTGCAAATTTTTGTGCTCAGTGCGCTCGTGATACGCGATTTCTTTCGCATCTTTCCTATAACGCGATTCCACTTCTATCTTGCCAGAGCGGGTGTTTTTGCCCATGAGTTCGCCTTTGTGGAGTTTCCTGACTTCTTTCTTGAGATGTTCATAGCCTTTGGGAAAGCGGCGCTTTTCGGCGGTATTGGCTTCCTTGTGCGCTGTGGGATAGTGTTTATCTGCTAGGGGATAGCCACGGGCGGAAAGTTTTTTTTTCAGAATGGTTTTCATCATGCAGTATCCTTTGGTTTCCTCAGCCAATCCCAGAGGTTACACAAGATAATCGCCAAGATGGCAATCGCTAGCAGCACGAGATAATGGCCTTTGAACATCCATGAGAATATCACACAGGCGCACAGGAACAATACCGCGTACACCAAGCCCCCGATCAGCCAGAGCAGTGAAATCAAAACAGGGGCAAGGATGATGATGGTCAGCATTAGAATGCCATCCCCTGTTCTTGACGGGAGGCAATTTGCGCTTCCAGCACTTGCCTTTTGGCGATGAATTCTCCCCGGAACAGCGCTTTGTCAGCGGTGGATAAGCTCTTGGCGCGGGACTGGATTTGGGTGAGTTCCTCCAGTGTGCCTGCGGTGTCAAGCAACCAGCGCAGGGTTTCCACAGGGGATTGCTTTGACTCATCTGCGCTCTGCAGGCCAAATTTTTCTTCCAAGGCAGTAAGCCCTTTGGTGGGGGGCTTGGTGTTGCGTACTTCGTCTGCTTCCCGCCACGCTTCGTATTCGTGATAGCTGCCACCATAGACTTCCTGCCAGCACATGCGCACCACTTGGGCTTCGGCAACTTTCTTGATCATGGTTTCTTTCTTGCCTCCCTTGGCTTCGCGCCATAGGGATAAGCCGGTGTCGTATTCTTCGATTGGCACAAACACATAGGATGGACGACTTGCGCCTTTCCTGCCTGCAAGGCCATAGCCGCCCAAAAGCTTGCCACGATCCTGCAGATTGTATTCGTGATCAATGTCACCATTTTTTTGCCGGAACTTGTCGTTACTGTAGACCGCATCAGTCGTGTGAAAATCATAGGTTGGATTGCGCTGGGCGGATACACGATAGCCATCACGCCCAATGAATATCTGCGCAGGTTTTGTTTTGTCATACTTCACCGCCCAGATTTCGCGGAGCCACGGGTTTAATCCCGTAGCCCTGCCCATGCCCACAAAGATACTAAACTCGTGCTCGGAGAGATCCTTGGCGAACATTTTCTTGATCTCGGCGTGCATACTTTCGTGCCAGATGTCTGGTTGGTTTTCTACTACGGATAATGCTCTCATGCCGCCACCTCCGCAAATTCTGGTTTTAAAGCCCCATAGTTGATCCGCAACACCCTCGTGCCTTTGGCGTTTGGTCGCCATGTGCAAAGAACTGTGTCGCCATGGGTTAGCCCTTCTGCCTCCCGGATGAACTTGCAAAAATCATCCTTCAGCTTTTCCTGTTTGTCAGACAACGCTGTGCCTTCGCGATAGGCGGCATCAATGGCGGTGAAAAGCTCTACCGCTGCGGGTTCTGCTTGCTTGTAGACGGTCGTTGCAACCGGGAACATCAGCTCGACATCGTGGCGTGTTTCAAGTGGTGGAGGGATGTCCTTCAAGACGTATTCATTCCAGAAGTGTATACATTGGGCTTCAATATGCGCCATCAGCTTTTGATTTGGCGGGATGGGAAACTCTTTGAAGGTGTCAATGTCGATCAGCGCTGCAAGATCACCCGCTGTGTATTTTGTCACAATGAAAGTGAACAGCATTTGAATGAGATATTCGGTTGGGACATCCGTGGTACCCGATTCCCCAAAAGCTTTTGCCATCCAGCTGATGCTGCTTTTGCATTCCACAAATTTCTTTTGGCCAACAACTTTTCTATCCAAGTGGCAGAACAGGAACTTGTGTTCGGGATGGTAGATGGTTTCATTCACGCGCTGGAGCTTTACTTCATGTCTGAAAGCATATTCATTGGCGATGGTGGCTTCATGCGCGTTACGTATGCGCAGTTTTTCAGGCGTTAGAATTTGCTTTTGCTCACAGCGGCGTGTCTTGATACACCAGAGTTCGTAGGGCGTCATGTGGGGATGCACGCCCAATACTGCGGCTGCATCGCTAGCACCTATACCATCTAGTCTTGCTCGGCGTTGCGCTTCGGTAATCATTATGCAGCACCTCCGATTCGTGATTGGATTTCCTCGTTGATCATCATGTCAAAGAGGTAGCTCAAGTCTTCAACGGCGTACCAGCGCACGTTCTTGGCAAACGCCAAAAGATTTTCAACGGTGGGATTTTGTAGCCAATGGGCAAGTGAAGTGCAGCCAGCAATACCAAGGGCAAGATTCATATCGCCAAGCAAACCCAGCGACAACAATCTATCTTGATCCGATGTTTTTAAACTGTGGAAATCGGTAGCACCCCAATTAACAAGGTGTGATATCCAAGCGGTGATGTCCGGCGTGTAGAATGCTTGTGGCACGACAACAAGAGGTTGCATAGCAGAATCCTTTCTGCGGGTTATTCCTTCTTGCATTATAGCTGGGGTTCGCATGTTGTGTCTCCGTTTGTTATGGATCATTAAGGTTACGAGAGATAGAATACAAGAAAACTTCCCGTGTGTCAAGCTTGATAAAACCTTGCAGGTGTGGTAAACTACAGAAAATCAAAAAATACAATAGATTAAGTGGAGCATTACGGTGAAAAAAACAAAGTATATTAGAATACGTGATGTGTACAAGTTTTATCCTTTCACACTCCTGGCCATCCGGCATCTCATGTTGCACAACATTAGTGGTATTCGCAAAACATTGATCAAGGTGGGTGGCAGGATTTTTATCCACACCCAGCGCTTTGATGACTGGCTGGAAAACCAGACCATGAAAGAAGATCCTTATAACATCCTGCATGATGAGGAAATAGAAGCAGCATACAAAAAGGTTGAGGCAGCGGCAAGCCGCGAGGAAGTACAAAC